AAAGAAACCAAACTTAACTTCCTCAGGCTTCATTAAAACAACACTGTTATCTCCATAAACTGCAATTCCATCTCCAAGTCTTAAAACCTTATGAATATCTCCAGAAGCATCTCCTAAAATCTTAAATCCAGATTCCATTCCAACCATAGGAGTAAAATCTGCATAACCTATCTTACTCCAAATAACAGAAGTAGAAGAGCAATCATGCCAAGATGTTTGAACATTTCCTCCAATTATCTGTCCTTTAAAATTGCAATAAGTCTTACAGCGCGGAAAGATTGAAGAATATTCCATAGAGGAAATAGCTGGATCATCTGGATTTGTTTCATAATCTATAAATATAATAACACTTCCATTAGTAAGAATAATATACTTTCCAAAATCTGCAAAATCCCAAAAATCACCTATTGGCAGATTTCCTAAACTCTGAAAACCAGACCAAGTTAATGCATCTGCAAGCTCATCTAAGAGTTCACTATCTAACTCGTCAGTAAGAGAAGAAGAAGAAGTTATATTTATATTTTCTGCAATATTAGAGATTCCTATATTATAAACAGTAGTCTCATCAGCTAAAAAACAATAATAAGATCCTTTAAAAATCTGTGGATATGGCCAAGAGATAGAAACATCATTAGGAATATTCTTGATATCTGTATAAGGCTTAATACCTTTCTCAGCAACCTTCATATTAAGAAGAGAAGACAATGCTTGATCATTGAGAGGATTATTAGAATATTGACTAAGACCTTTTTTAATGCCTTCTGAAAATATATAGTTAAATTCTTTCATTAGAATCTACTCTTAGATATTGATATATTACCAACAGATATAGTTACTCCAACATTAATTGAATTATAATTTTCAAAACTAAACCAAGCTCCATAAGCGTCTGGATTAGATACATCAAATACAAAATCATAATAAGTCCAAGAAGTACTTATAGAAGTAAAAGCTTTTCCCAAACGCATAGTTTGAATAATACTACCTGATTCATTACATATAAATAAAGAAAATCTAAAGCCATAAAAATTGTACCAACCAGTTCTTTTTAGTTTAGCTCTTATAGTTATCTGAGATCCATCAGATACATAAAAAATAATAAATTGACCTAAACCTGGGCAGAATGGCTCTATATTACCATCTTTATAACAATCTACCCAACCATTAGAATTAAAATCATAAGCCTTACCGACATTATGTGGATTAAAATTCCAATATGTATAATCATCTGCTCCTGTAGTCAACTCAAAGCCAGGATCTGGTAAATTGTAACCATCCCACATTCCACAGTTATTTGGAAAAAACCAATCTGGATATGTTATACTACCATTTGCCACATTACCACAAGAATCTGTAACATTGTATGCACAGCCATAAGGTTCATCTATAGCATAATATAATATATTAGTTCTACTATTAGTATAACGAGATTTAAAATAAGCTTTAGATAAATCTTCGCTAATCCAACTAAAAGGTGGGCAACCAGTATAAACCTTTATAATTTTATATCCTGCATCACCAAAAGAATCTATATCATCAACAGTAAAAACATCAGCAAATTCCTCACAACAAGTATAAGTAGAACAACACTGAACAAAAAAAGTTGCTTCATTTCCACAAGAATCTGTGACAGTTATTTCTTCTGCACTTTCTCTAACAACTGTATTTGCATTAGCACGAACTAAATTATATTGAACAGTTGTTACAGTTTTATCAAGATCAAAATCATTTCCTGTTATCGACCAAGTATAAGGTGGTACTCCACCATTTACATATAGAATAGTATCTCTGCCTATAAAAACATTAAATATTCCAGATGCTCTGGAAAACATATATCCAGCTTGATCACAGCTATCATAAGGATCAATCGTCTGCATTAATATGATCCAATGCAAGTTGCTCTATTTTACTTATCATAACCTGCTGTGCATTAGAAGAACTTTCATCAAATGAAAAAAGCATACTAAAACTTATAAAAGAAATTCCTTTATCTGTATAAATCTCAATAATATCATCTGGTTGTACTGACATATTAACATTAATAGAAGATCCAAGTTTATCCTTATCAACTACGTTTGATATCTCAGTCAATCCACGCTTGATTAAGATTTTAAATGTAGGTTCAATAATATCACCTGAATCATCAAGTTGTTTAAGTCCAACATAAGCATCAAATGTTTCTAAAATTCCATTTGAAGGAACTAAGAATCTTCCTAAGAAGCCATCTTCAGAATCCTTAACATAATTCATAACTGGAATCTTTGGCATAATTCCTACTACTGTATGATTAAGTCTTCGAAACATTCTTTTGAGAACAATCTCAAGATGTTCCCATTTTTCAGAATCTGTATTACCCTGAATAATAACAGTATCTTTCATTTTAATCCTCTATCTGATTAACTCCAAAAGATTCTTCTTCTGCAATATCTTTATCCAGACTCATTATCTCACGCTGAAGTTGGATAAGATAATCATTTGCTCCTTGTGTATTACGATGAGCTAAAATTTCAAGTTGATAAAGTGATGCAAGAATAAGAAGAGAAGGATGATTAATAGACCAAAAACTTTCATCAGCATCATCAGATAAATCAGCTGAATAAAACTGACCAAAGACCTCAATTACTATAGCTTCATCAGGAGGTGGAAAAATGAGAACACCGCGATAGGTTTCATCATCTGCCATAGTATAATTAAAGAAAGCTCCAAGATTATCTACATCTGTAGCATCTTGTGTTCTAAGATTTGCTGGACAATAATAAAGAGGAGTTCCTTGATCTGTATCACTTATAAGCGAACTATAATTTTCATGAATATAATGAAAATCTTTCTTTTCGAGTTTTGATCTTCCCTCAGAGTTATTAATATAAACATCTTCTATAATTCTACAACGTTGAAAAGTTTTATACCAAGTTCCAACAGATAACTCATCATAAAGACGACTTGTCTTTTTCCAAAAGTTTGAATTTCTATCAAGCCATTCTTGAGCAGCATTTATATAAAAATCTGCACCATTATCTGCCCAATCAGTTGTATTAACAACAAGATCATAATGACCAGATAGTTCTACAAATTTTTGTCTTAGTGTTACAAGATCCATTAGTATTCCTCTTTATCAAACTGAATAGATATATTAAAATCATATAAACCTTTCGGTTTAGCTTTTCTAGGTTTCTCATTAGCACCACATACTGGCATATCTCCTCCATATCTATCTACAGAAGCAGATGCATAGCTAATATATATACCAGTATCTTTTTCAAATTGTTTTAATATTTCTAATATAGAAGATTCAGCTTCTGATTTCTTCTTTTTAATTTCCTTAATATCCATCATATCTCCATTCAATTATTAAACGAAGGGAGGCTCCGAAGAACCTCCCAATCGAATAATCTTACTGAGTATTATCAGTACCAAAACCGGTAAGAAAACCAGTCTTAGCATAATGATGAAATTCAAGACCAGCTTCAGTCAAGAATTCCTCGTCAGTTCCATCAATCCTTCCACGACCAGTGTTTTGTTTTTCTCCTTCCTTATAAAAAGTAGTATCATCGATATAACGATAGACAAGATCCTTAGGATCAAAGATAACCATATTAGCTCGATCCGTTGCCTCATAAGAAAAAAGCGGATGAACCTTCAGATGAATATCTCCAAAAGGAGTCATCCATGTTTTAACCTTAATCCCATATTCAGCAGTCCCAGATTCAAGCTTATAAGAACCATATTCCTTAACAAGTTTGTTAATAGCAAGAATTGCAGTCGTACCACAAAAAGCCATACGATCTGTTCCACCATATCGGAAGATTTCAGTCAACTGAGCATCAAGCCACTCTTCACCAGCTTCAAGCCAAGTTTTTCCAGCATAATCAGTATCAGTCTCAGTCACAAAATTAGATACATTTCCACTATTATCAATAATAGAACGAACAAGACCAGCAGTTGTACGCTCAGGCTGACCATTTGATCCAGTATTCTCAGTCTTAATACCGTACATGAAAGCCTTTTCCATTTCAATAGAATGAAGCTCAAGAGCCTCACGTTTGGCTTCCTTATACTGATCACCAGTACGAAGACGAGTCTTACGAGCCGTTCGAGTAATACTCAAAGGAGTTCGAAAGATTTGAGTATAGTTATAATATTTAGTAGGATCATATGCAACCGCCTGAGGCATAGCAGCGCCCTCAGCATTGATATTACCTATAATAAGAATCCTATCACAATCTGCAATACCAGTCGTAGTCGGATCAGCTTCAAGCAATGTTACAGCGATTTGAGAAGATGACCCATTTGGAGTAACAGAAACAACTTTAGCATTTGTATCATCAGCATAGTTATCAGAATTCCTAAGAAGCACCTGATGTCCAGGACGAAATTGTTTAGCTAAATCAGATGTAGCAACTTTAGCATAAAGTGTATCAGCAGCAGCTCCACCAGTTGTATAAGCAGTTGTCATACCTGCATCAGTATAAACATTAGTAACTGCAGCAGCCTGAACAGCTAAGCCTTTAGTCCACCAGTTGCAGTGGACACCTTATGACTTTCGCCATAAGCCGGACTTTATCTTAATCCATAGTTATGGACTCAGTGTGCAAAGTCTCTGAGGCAAACTTATTAATATAGGCTTTAATACGAGAAGCTTTCTTATTATTATAAAATATACATCCAGCGTCTATAAAACTTCTAATATTAGGTTGAATATTATAAACGGTCTTATAACCACCTTTATTATAAGAACCTATTTTACCAACCTTAACTCCAAGACGTTGTAATAATAAAGCCACACTCTCTATGACTTTAAGTTCTACAGAAGAGTATTTAAGTTGAAACCTATCATTATTCATTGCTACACTACCATCTGTATCAAATAATCCAGATATATAATTTAACTGTGTCTGTTTGTCACCAGTAATAATAGCATGTGGAATCATAGTTTTAAATCCAGTAGCTATAGTCATAAAATCATAAATAACTTTTTTACTGGTTCTCAAGGTCCAAATGATAAGTCCACTCTTTATTCTTCTACTTAGTAAGGAATATGAAGTATTAAAAACACTATTTATGATAAACTGACAGCGTTCTATCACCTCTTTATCACCCTTACTAATCTCAATTATGTACCAGCCTCCATTTCCATAGTAATGATATTTATAATAACCATCACCTTGAAATGCACCTAATACATAAGCCATAGCATTTATACCTGATTCATAAGTTTTTCCCTGCTGATTATCCATTGTTTTATCCTTTGTATTTTTACTCTGTGGTAACATTGGCTTTAGGAAGTTCCAGCATATCTCACTGTTTTTTACTTAGGATTTCGCCTAAGGGAGTCCAACTATTTAAACTCCGGATCATCTGTCGACTGAGATTTCATCATTGACAAAATCGCAGTCAACGGAGCATCACCGTTAGGATAAAGCTGCAGAATTTTCTCTCGCCAATTTTTCGGTCTTTGATCAGTTACCCAATCGCCGTTACCTCTCATCCCAAGAACAGCCATTTTATATCTCCTTTAAAGATTATAATCGTTATCCAGCAGCAACTGCAGTAATTGTAGGAGCTTTACCAACATAAGTAACTTTATAAGGAAGCACACAATCACCACGTTCAGCACTCAATTTAACTTTAACTTTAACAGTTTCCCCACTCGCAAGAGGCCCGGTCTTAAAACTAAAACCATTCTCACTCATTTCAAGAGATCCATCACCATTAGCAGTTATCTGAGTACCATTCTGCAAAAGTCTATAATTAGTATCATCAACCATAAGAACAAGACAAGCATCAATTGTATCTGCAGCAGTAGCAACAGTATCCCAACCAGTTGTTGTCTTATTCACATCAATATCAATTCGACAATCTTGCAAACCTCCAACAGGTGCTTCAACAGTGAGAAGATCGACAAAAGCAGTATAAACAGCTGCACTGATATCGATATCTGTCTCACCTGTTTCAGCTCCTACATTGAAAAGATTTTGCAAAGTGTGTCTACCAATATTACCTTGCATTATTATACCTCCGTTTAATTATTGAACAAAGTTATGCAACACCATCAAGAACAACACGCCAATTTACTCCATCACAGAAAAATAGTACATGATCATCATCTGCATCCATATCTCCATAAGTAGTAATTTCAGAACCTGCTTCTTTATCATATACACTAATATCACCACCTGTCGCACCAGTCGTAGCACAAATGTAAACCATCTTTCCAGCCATTTCTGCCTTACTAGGTAACGTAAGAATAGCAGATGCGTCAGCATTCTCAGATGTTGCATGAACAATAGTTTCATGAGGTTTAAGTTGATACGAAGTCATATCAGCATCAAAATGAATAAACTTCACGTTATTATTTCTATCAATAAAACTTTCACCGTCTACACGTCTTTGGATATCTACCATTTTTATACTCCTTTAAAGTTCGTCTAATTCTCGTTGAAGATCTGATACTTTTACGGATGTCGATCGCTTGCTGGTATTAGCAGCAAAAGCAGGTTTTTGAAATTCAGATACTTTCTCATTGTTTTCTATAATTTTGCTGGCTTCTGGAAGCTTAAGCATTACACGAGTAGCTTTTGCTGCCTCATTAAAAAGTGTTGTTATATCATAATCAGGATGTTCTGTGGCAATATTTTGAGCTACTAATCCAACTGTATTCTTGACATTAGTTAAATCAGAATTCTCTTCATAAAATTTATCAACAGCTGAATTTATATAAGCTTGTTCTTTAATTTGACTTGATATAACATTAGGTATAGAAAGAAGTGTTTCATTAAGAACATTTGGCTTGATAAACTTCTCAGCATTCTCAATAGCTTTCATAACTGCATTATTAATAACCTGATTAAAGATCTTCTTATCAGCTGTCACATCGTCCATATTCAAATCACCGATGAAATCTATAGCTTCATAAGATTCTTGTGACTGAGCTTGTTGAGAAGTGGTAGAAGATTCTGAAGACTGTTCTTTATCATTTGTTTCTGACGCTTTAGAAGTCTTAGTCGTTTGTACTGTTGGTTGACTTTTAAGAGCTAAAAGCTGACTTGTTAAATTATCAATTTGAGTTCTAAGAGTTGAAACAGTGTCATCTTCTACCTCTATTTCAGGTTTATGAGGAATTTCAGAAGTAGCATCAGAATCATTAACAGATTCAACAATTGTCTCAGTATGTTCAGTTTCTACTTCTGTGGGTGATTCAGATTGTTCGCTAGATTCAGTAACAACAGTCTCAGAAGATTCAGAAGTATTAGATTCCACTGATTCAACAGACTCTGTATCATCAGATTTGTCAGACTCATTCTCTACAAAATCATCTAATTCATTAACTTCATTCTCTAAATCTTTCAATTCTTCTTCAGTCATCGTCATGTTTATCCTCTCTTTCTTGTTCGTATTCATATTTAATCTGATCCTTAATCATCTCAGGAATCAGTGCAATTCTTCTAGCTGTCTGAATATTACCAGTTAATTTTTTATAAGTCCCAAGATCATTTCCTCCGTCAACATCATCCATCTCAAAATGAATACTATCTATCCATTCCTGAGCCATTTGCTTAACAGCATTCCAAAATTTAGAACCTTCTGCTAATTCTATTTCTTCGATTGATATTATAGATGAATATTTCATGCTGCCATAAGCTCCGATGTTGGAATAAGGTTTCCATCCTGAACTTGTTGTTGAACTTGTTCAGTAGGCTGTTGTCGAATTCGAAGGAAACTTTCAACATTCTTAGCTCCTTCATTTCTAGCTATATGAGTAAAAATCTTTGCTATATCAAAGGTCTGAAGTAATTCTTGATGATTTGCTAAAACCTCAAACATCTTAACCCAGACAGCTGAATAATTACCACCAGGAACTGATCCATCCCTAACCTTAAGATCATAGTCAACAAGAATATCAAAAGGTGAAACTTTAATTTTATTATTAGGATCTGTAGCCTGATACTCTTTCATAAGAGTCTCTTGCCATCTTCCTGACATATTCATATAAACTTCTTCAGACATAAACTGCTGTGTATGATGAGCTAGCATATATCCGAGAGGTTGCATAGATTGAACACCAATAATTCTAGCTATGCGCTCTAAGCGAGTGAACGTCCCAGCTTGGGTTCCCCTAAATTCTGCACCTGTTAAACGCTCTGGACCTCCTTGTCTTAGACTGCCCATTGATGAAGCATCAACACCACCAACTTTTTCCATTGCATGCTTTATTAATTCAGCATCAGCAATATGTCCTCTGGTTACATCTGTAATTCCAAGCTGTGCAAATGTATCTTTAACGCCTCTTCCCCAAGCAGCTTTTCTTAGTCTAACAAGTCCACCGGGTTTTGGATCTTTAAGATCATTAGAGTTAAGAAGATAAGGATCATAAATAATAGTATCGTTAATAGCCTTTCTAACATTCGCAACATGAGTATTAAACATCCAATCTAACGTATGTTGCATTCCATAAAGAATTTCAAGGCGTGATATAGGATTAATAGAATAACCATCATAATCAGGAGCGGCAATGCAAATAGGAATCTGACCATGAGTAAGCCCAAGAGGCTGCATCCGAATAAGAACTTTATCACTTGCGATAGAGAATAGATAGATTTTAGGATAATTTTCATCTCCTATCTTCCATTCTTTAGGAATAATTTTTACATACTTATGAATAATATCTGTCGGTTTAGTGTAAGTATTATCATTAATTTTAAGTGTGTCGATCTTAGCATTTCTACCAGAATTATCTGCAGTATAAATTGAAGTTCGTTTATTAGCTAATGCCTGCAGATACTTAACATTAAAGTAAGAATCATCATCTCTTTCAAGAGAAAGAAGATCATAATAATTAGTGTTCTCAATCCATCCAAAGTATTCACTTTTATTAACTTCGGTTATCGGTCGATCTGGATCAGGAAGACAAAGATAAGGATCAATATTTGAAACCTGATTTCCTTCAAAAAGAACTGCTTCTTCAAATGCTTTATAATTTTCATCAGGACCAAACCATCGAGACTTAGTTTTCTTAACAGTCTTATAACCTTTCTCAATATGCCAAGAAGGTGCAAGAACTCCAAAACCATAAGCGAGGCAATCTCTCCACTGTGTATGCAAACCAAGAATCATTCTTGCGCGATTAACCTGAAGATCAATAATCTTCTCCATCATAATCGCTCCTATCGTATCGTCAGGTCCAACACCTTCGTAACGAAAGATAGGTTCTTGAAAAAATGCTGAAATCAAATAACCAAGAATAGTCTCTAAAATAGCATAAGTATGAGGAAAAACGATTGAAACTGGCTTTGATGCATCTTTAACATTAAGTTTCTTTTCATCATCTGAAAGGTCTATATAAGTAGTAAGAGTTTGATCAATCTTTTGCCACGATTCAAATCTATTAGACATATTAGTGGCAGAATCAGTAGCTCGTTTTATAATCTTATCTACAAGATCATCATGAAGCTTTGTTCCTGGTTTAAGATTCAAACCTTTTGGATAAGCGTAGTCAAAATTATAAGACGAAAAATTTGCTACATTCTTACTACTTATATCTCCATATGCTATATGAGGCATTTTGATTTTACCTTAATTCAATATTTGAACGTAGTTATTGAGCGGCTTCAAGAATTTTAACAATATTAGATAAATTTTGAGACACACCCTCAGAATCTTCTACACCTTTTACTTTCGCCTTAAGTGTGTTTTCTGCAGCTTCAAACTCTATTTGTTTGATATTCCTAGAACCAAATCTGTTATAATTAACTTCCATTCCATTATACTCTGCTGATATAGATGTACAACCAATCATTATAAATGGTAAGAATATTAATAATTTTTTCATTTTTCTTTCCTTTGTTTAATAATCAAACATAGTTATTTAATTTTATTCCTTGTCCAAAAGGCTATAATAGCTGAAATTATCTCTCCTCGCATATCTGGTGTTATTATACCAAGCATAAATAAACCATATAAGATAATATTATGATCATCCAATAAATTCCTAGAAATATCTTTATCCATTATTTCCTCCTATTCCAAGCAATGCTCCAATAGTGGCTACAGATGAAGCTATTGCTACAATAACTCTATCAAGCCATTTACGAGACTCTAATATTTTTATTTGTTGATTAAAATTATTTTGAGTTTTACAGCACGTTGCTTGTTGAGCTGCCATTAATCTAAATAACATAAGAAGTTTATCATCAATTGATTTTTGTTTCTGAAACTCTTCTTCTGAATAACTTACTGTCACTTCCGTCATTTAGTTTCTCCAAATTTATTTCATAATTGAAGAGTATTCATTACTATATATTAAGATAAGTTATATCAATATAATATATGCAGCCACTGCATCGGTCCCCTTTGGGTTTGCCCTCCAGTTGATTAAACCTTGGACTAAATTTTAAGGTTGGTACTCACTATCGCCAAATACCTATTCTGCAAATGTCGTCGGCGTGCTGCCACCGAATGTCATTGCTGATGATCCAGCATCATATGTTTTTCTGATTCCACCGCTAGATGCGTTGACTCCAACCAACGAAACGTCAGCCCCCATATCCGTACCATCGGCGCAATCTTGATATCCTGGAGATTCAGTAGTGAGAGCATAGTCGGAAATTGATGCTGGTGATCCGGCTCCAACAAATAACGGCTCATCTGAAATCGAATTAATGTCAGTAGAATAAACAGATTGCCAAGCTGACAGTGTATAGTTCGTTGATCGATATATGACTGCTGTTCCAGATGGAAAAAGATTATAGTCTCCTGATAAAAACATATCCTCAGAACACGAATTTTCAAACTCTGGACGAAATGGGTAACCATAAAAAATATTATTAGAGACAATATTATGTGTAGATCCTGGATCGCTACCATCAGCACACACTGAGCTCCAGTGCGTATTGTATAAAGTGTTGTGTGAATATTCGTTGTAATCAGATCCAGCTCCTCCAGGATCGGATTCACCACCATTCTGACCAGATGATATACTGGCGTCAACCAAGAGATTGTTTATTATCCTTCCATAATTGCAATGCAGCAACATCCCATTCCTACTGCAATTGTAAACGTAATTATTTTGTATCAATGGTCCAGCATCAACCAATCTCTCATTGCTGTGCTTATAATAAATACCAACAGGAGCATAACTAATTGTATTATTTATAATTTCAGCATAAAGAAGTGCGTCAAGCCAAACCACGGATGAATTGCTAATCCCACCCCCTCCAAAACCGCTTCCTGTTAGAGTATTATTTTCTACTTTCAGATAATTGGCATACGTGCTCCTTGCATGAACAACTCCACAATTATCCGAGCAGAATCCAATGGTAGCAGTACAATTTTTTAATGTAAAATGTGTCGCTGGATTATCATACCCAACCCGAAAAAAACCAGCCTCGCTGCCTGTTAAGGAACTACCATCTATAATAAATCCATCAATGGTAATATATTCGTTTCCAACTCGGATTGCCTCTAACGTCTGATTAGTATCCCAAATCACAGTTTCACCATTATAGGGCTGGTGAGTGACGTTATCTGCATTTCCCAAACTATCATAGGATGTAGTGATAGAATAGGTACCTGCTCGATAGAAAACTATATCTCCAGATTGAGCTGATCCCCATGCATACTCAATCGTTAACCACGGGTGGTCGATATCGTTTGCAGCATAAGTGGTTGAGTCGCTACCATTTGTAGCAACATAAAGATCTTTACACCACGATGTCGCCGCAATTGATGCAAGAAACGACACCAAAACAAACGTTTTAAAATTCATCGCCACTTACCTTAGCGTTATCAAAAATATTATCTTGGAAACGACGAGAAAACCGAATGTTATCAACACCATCGGTTGATGTTCCGCCAGTTAAACTCAGTGTTGCAACCCCTGGTTTAGAATCAGAAGTATTAATGTACAGATCAAATGTACCGTCATCTGACCCAGATGACGCAACGTAATCTATCCACACATAGTGTGTTGTTGCGGCTGTAAATTCGTCTCCCGTACTACCATATTGGGTAGTAGTTCCGTGATATATAATAGGAAGCCAGTTGCTTTGGATTCTAATCTCTGCAATTGTTGTCGTTGAGTTACGGAGATAAAAGAATATTGCGATCGAGTCGTATGCTACCGCAGATGATGTGTATTCAAATTTTATATATGCAGTTGACTGCTCCGTAAAAGATGGTGATATTAACATTGCATAATCACTACTCAGGGTAGCATTATCATTAAACGTAACCGTACCTGATGTTGACCAACCGGTTGGCGTTCCCGTGCCGGTAAATGACTCGTTGAGTAAGTAGGACGGACTACCACTCGCAACCGGCTGCAAAATCTCATCATCGTCAAACGGCCATGCAGGACCGCACAGGCAAAGGCTAACGGCCAGTATTAGCAGGATTTTCAACAGGCTTTTCATCGTCCTTTTTCTCCATTTTTGCTTTGGCGATCTTAGCTTTTACTACGGCCAGATTAATTGTGATCTCGTTGTATTTTTGCTCATATTGGCGTTGCAGGATTTCGAGTCGGGCCTCGGTTTTGATGAGGTCATCGAAACTTATTTCACCGGCAATTGCAACAAACGGCAGACCCAAAAACGCTAAAATCATAATTGCTTTTTTCATCAGTCTGCCGTCCCTCCATCTGTGGTTGTATCTGTTTCGGAATGCACCGACCATGTATCATCTGCCGTGCAAACGAATTTTACTCGCGCATCGGCAGGAACGTCAATCTCATAGTTGGCAGTCAATGCCGTCCCATCGAACAAAACGAAATGATCTCCGCTGGCTGGTACGCCCTCAAGAGAGGCGTCGGACGCCCACACGGAGAACGACTGCCCGATATTTGCGGTTTCGCAATCCCAAACCGTGAATTCTACCGTTGTCGAATTAGTAAAAAGATTCGTTCGTCTGCCGTTTGTCGTCCAGGTAAGGGTTTGGGCGGCCGAATAGGATGGCAGGGCTATGGTGATACCGGCAGCAGGAGGTAGGCCGGTACAATTCGTCAACGTCCCACTGGTGGGAATGCCGAGAATAGGAGTAACCAACGTCGGAGACGTAGAGAATACAATAGATCCTGATCCGGTCTCATCATCTATGAGGGCAGCTAGTTCAGATGAAGCATCAAGCTCATCGACGTTAGGAACTCCAACTCCCCCCTCGGTAATCGTATCAGCCTCTGCTGATGTTCCAAAGTCCCATGCACCCGAAGCGACGTGTTCTGGATCAATAGAACCATCGACATACTGATCTGAGTCAACCGTGTTCGCATCCAAAGAAGCGATACCGCTCGAATAAGTGAACGCTCCATGATCACCATCAGCGATGCCGGCAGCAAGAATCAACCCGCTTGCATTGACCGCCGTAGCCGCCGGAATCTCCATATCAAAATCGCCGACATTAAGAACCCTGGCCGCTGTCGGAGAGCCTTCCATCGTAATATTTTGAGAATTTACGATGAAAGGTATTCCCGCAGCACCCATCGTAAAACCGGATGTCTGTGCCGCCTCCGTAGCAACCTCAGCAATCGCCGCCTGTGCCGTAGTGGATGATATTGTGCCTGTCGGAGAAAAAGTCACTCTCGTTGCGGCCAAATCCCCTTGAAGATCAGCTACCTCAAGCAACGCTTCAAGCTCCGCTTCAGTGTCGATGGCTTCAAGGGCAGTAACATGCGCGGCGGTCATATAACCACCAGCACTGTTCGTCGCCGCAGGCATTGAAAAAGTGATATCCGCATCTGATCCTGGGAGGGCATCGTTGACATTAGTTGTTTCGTTTACCAACAATGGAGATGTAGCTACTAAGTCAACAAGTTGATCTCCACCAGCACCAGTCGAATCCACTGCCCATGCCACTGATCCATCGGTCTGTTTTTTTGGGACGTATCCATCAGTAATCCCCGATGTGGTTGGCAAGACACCTTTACTATTTGACGGCTCACTGATGTTCGTGGCCGCAAATGTTGGAGCATCTCCAGAGCCTACAGCCTGTGCGCCAGAACCGACCATTGTATCCCAATTGGTCTCTTGGGTTAATGTGGGAATGGCATTGGTAGACCCGTCCGCAATGTCATCAGCATTAACTTGTCCTGCGCCGGAACCCCAATCAATATGAGTATCTTTTACATTATCAGTGTCAACAGTTAAAAGAGCATTCGGATCACTCTCAGAAGTAACGACTCCTGATAATCCGGCACCATCCCCAGTCGGCGTTAAATAATCAGTCCCCGCAACAGCTGCCGAAATTGTTCCAGCGCCATTTGCTTTAACTATGCCAGTTATCGTACCTGTAATTGGATCAGTCTCATTTGTCGGAACATCAGCAGCGCCAATTTTAGAATTAAAAAGATTCGTAAGCTCAGTTCCAGTATCATAATCAGCACCAAGAACTGTAGTTACTATTTCCTGAAGAGTCATTGTAGTTATAATATCAGTATCAACAGGATCTTGAACTAGCGCTTTCGAAGTTGTTGCTAGCGAACCTCCATGAGCATCTAATGATCCAATCTGCTTATCTCCATCATAATCAGCTGCAAAAACATTGAGAGAAATAAAAATAAAAACTATGTTCAATAAATAAACGAAGCGTTTCATTAGATTGCTCCATCAATTCTTAATTTGTGAGAACTACCATCTATGATAAGATAATGGCTTGATCCATCGATGAGAAGATAATGTGCACCAGTTACAGGACCACTAACTGTTCCAGAACCCGAACCAAGACTTAGACTAAGATCAAGACCTATCTTTGCATAAACTATCGATGATAAAAGTAATAACAAAATTATAACTATGATAAACTTTTTCATTATCTGTCTCTATAATAAACTGTATATTCAACAGTTCCAGCTGTTGTTATATCAGCATAAATCCCATTCTTACACTGCACATAAGCTGGAAAGGTTATTCCTTGTGTCCCACCATCTCCTGCAAATGTCATATCAGGAGTTAACTGAGTCCCAGAAGCAGCAGAAGCATTATCATAAAAAGTTATAGTAACAGCATTAGTACCATCAGGAGTTATAAGAAATCCTTTAAGATATCCTGCATTATTCATGACAGCAGCATCAGCTGTCTGAGTTGAAGGAGATGCTATATCAAATGAATCCGCATATGCAAAAGAAGAAATAAAAAGAATAATTAAGAATGTAATAAAAAATCTTTTCATTGACTATTTCCTTTGTTCAATAAACGAATATAGTTATCGTTCAATCCAGATTGTTATAGATGCAGTCACAGTGTTTGTAGAAGCTCCATCAGTATATATGCGAATAATATCACCTGCTGCAACAGTGTTTGCACCTGAAGGAGTCGCTGAATCATAATCACCAGCTGCCGAACCAGAATATGCAACTGTTATAGATCCATCTGTAATAGCAACTCCTCCAATATAACCAGTTAGTGTAACATCAGCAGTCGCTATAGTTCCTGATATAACTGATTGGATTAATGTTATATCTCCTGCATAAGGAACAGGAACATAATAATATCCAGCTGTACTTATATCTGTTATAATTATATTAAGTGCATAACCATCATAAGGAATAGTTGACCAAGAACCATCTCCACGAAGCCATTGCTCTATATCATTCGGTGCTTTTGGAACAAGACCATGAGCTGTTATAGAAACATTAAGATCTGTATTGTCGTCAGGCGATGCAAGATCATCAAGCTTAAGTGCAGCTATATAAGCACCGACAGATTGCTGAGTTGGAACTTTCGTAGCAGAATCAGATGCAAAATCATCTTCATTAAGAACCCAAGAATTTCCAGAAACATCTGTATCAGCATTTAAAGTAACAGTTGTTCCAAGATCGGATATATCACTCTCAGTTACTCCAAGAGGCTCAAAAGCAGCATCGGCAGCTGTTATTGAATAAAAATCTGTTCCTGCTTCAAGATCAAGAAGAGTTCTCATAGCTGCATATGTTGCGGCTCCAAGAAGAGATTGAACATTTGAAGAAGGTGTTATAGCATTAAATGTTTGAACATTAGTTGGAAGAGCAGATGCATTAACACTTCCAGAGGCTCCAACTGTGATTGTATCAGGAATATTTGCATCGTCTATTAGTGATAATATATCATCTATCGTAACACGATTGACTGACCATGATCCTGAAGGATCATCGATGAGTATAAGTTGATCTGTATCAATAGGAGATGAATTAAGAGTATATGATATAATACTTGAACCATAAGCACTCTGAATAAACACTAAAAATATAATAGCTACTCTAAGCAATCCTTTCATATTCTATAACCTCATCATCTTCTAATTCATTATATTCATCTTCTTCAACATCATCAACATCTTCTATAAAATCAAAATAAATAAAATATTCTTTCATTATCTTAAGAATATATGCAAAGGCATCCATGACATCCCAAAGCTTCGAACGAGGAAAACCTGTTAGCTGAGATTCAAGTTTTGTTGAAACACCTTGTGCATGATATATAAAGCCTTGACGATAATAAGGAGCAAGATGAGCTATACGTTCTTCTTTCTTACCTTTCGCATCAAGCCATATAAGCTGACCGACCCAGTTTTCTAAACGTTTCTGATTCTCAAAAGGTTGTTCTATAAACTGATGAAGAGATGTTTTTTCAACAAAGATAAGATATGATTTAAGCTCTCTTGCCATTTTAAAAGAGTTTTTATATATCTCATCTGGATACATTTTTCCAGAATGGCAAGCGCGAAAGAATATTTTCTTATCTATTCTTGATATGCTAACTCCAACAATAGCAGTATCAGCATTATGAATTTGAACTTCTTTTGCTGGATCAACAATAATAACTGTCACAAGATCTTTAACATTCACACAGAAGTTTTGCTCATCTATCTTCCAACGAATTTTATCTCCATCAAGAATACAAGGTTTAAAATATTCAGGTTTAAAAGAAGCTGTCTCAGAAGCAACAGGAATATTTCTCATCTCACGATAAAAAACATCAAGCTTTCCTTTTCGTTTAAGCTCTGCTACCTCTGCTGCTATCTCATCATCAGACATAAACTCAGGTGCATAAGAATGATAATTATCATCGCAAACAGAAAGATGAACCGAGTGCCATTCTGGGGAATCAAGAAGTTCTTGAAGAAGCGCATCTTCATGTTTAAGCGTGTCAATATAGATAAATTTCGTCGTCTTTCCATATTGATCTCCACATTTCATAACATCAGAATAAAACCATTCTTTTAACTTTGATCTTTGCAAATCAGAAGCAATGAGTTCTTTGTCTTCAAGATCATCGATAAGAACGAAATCGGGACGTTTTGAATGATATAAGAGTCCACGGACTTGTTGTCCTGCCCCTCTAGGTAAGACAAAAGTGCCTCCGGAAGTAACCCAAGCCTTCTTTGAGAATCTTTCATCCATATCTTCTTCGTATTTTATCTTTATCGATCCAAAGAGCTTACGAACTAAAGGATTTGATAAAAGTTCATATTTAAGATTCTCTGTCTGAAGAACTGCATTATCGCCTGAATTTGTAAGATATATGAAAAAATTCGAAAGCTGAAAGAGAATTTTCTGACTTGCTTTTCCATACATCATAGTTGAAGTTTTACCAAGCCCACGAGGAGCTGCTATAACAACTTTTTGATGGTGAGAATCTATAGCGGCTAGAATCTGATCATGAAGGATCGAATAAGGAGAAAAAAATATATCTTTGAAAAAATATTGAGAATGTGACTTTGTATCAAAAGAGCATCTTGCAAGGATGTCTAACGCTTCTTGATCAAGACCTGTAATTTGATTATCAGACATCGATTATATCATCCTCATCTGCTATCATACCTATCTCAGCGGCACGTTCTTTGATAGCGATAAGATCTTGAGCTGATATGACAGCATGCATACCTTTAACGTTTACATTCTTAGGAACAGCATGACCTGCTCGATCAAGAACCGCAAGACTTGCCTTCATCTTAAGAGACTTACCAACTTCATCATCGTCAATAATTTCTTCAAGGACCTTAACACATTTTGGAGTAAGATCTCTTATCTGCTTAGCGATATCATGAGTCTCAGCATCTCTCGCACCTCCCATAATTTTCATCTGCTCTTGAATGATCGGAGATCTTCTAACATTGAGAACAGTCCCATAACCAATATTAAGATCCTTTGCTATCTCTTTTGGCTTTTGCCCGAGGACAAGTCTCCTCGCTATTTCATGATGAGTCTCATGAACCTCTGCTATTTGAAAGGATTTTCTCATCTCAGGAGGTCTTTTTCTACGACTCTCTCTATCAGGATTCCAATAATCCTTCCTTGGAATCGCAAAGCCTCCGACTGTCAAACAAGCTTCTGCCATCATAAACCTCCGCTCTTTATCATCATAAATCATCATAACATATCTCCAAGCAATCTCCCAACATATAAAATCAGTCTCCTTAATAATCTCCACCACCAAGTCCTATGTTTAAAAATCGAACGAAGAATAACAATTCAATTCCTCGCAGCGTGGTGACATTTGTTGACATATAAAAATTTGGAGAATTTGTTAGTGTCCCTGTTCGCGCGAGATTTAACACATCTACCCCCTTTTGTTTTAGGATATTTGATGATGATGGATTTTTGGTGATGGTCTTTGATTTGACATTTTGAGTAGGTGTGATATGATGGTTTCAACAAATCGAAATTGAATGTTCTTTGACAATTTGAAACGGTTCTAGGCAGACCGATAGGCTCCACTACTAGTCCACCGGATCTAATGTGAGTGACCGAAAGGGCGTTAAGACCTAGAATTGTTGGATCTCGGGTAGTTAGTTGATGCGGGCTAGATTGGATGGTGGATTATGATTGAAATAGTTAATGGAATAATGCGTAGAACCGTATCAGCAGGACAAATGGCTAAATCATTATGTGGAACACTATCAGGCGGAATCAATTGGGCCTGGGCTCATTTTGATAATGAAAAAACAGCTATTATGTTTGATGAATGGTGTGGTAGAAATTTTTATGAAACGCGGGGCGTTTATAGTCCTAGTAATAATGATAATAATTGGAGTGTTAGATATAGATAACATCAACCCAGCCCGCATGAATTAACTATCCGAGAATGATCCTGGCCTGATTAGAGTGGCCTAGATATCGAAGGGAGATATATCATGGCTACGATGATTAAGGATAATAGATTGGTAGGAACGGAGATTAGGTCGGCACAGTTTCTCAACGGATCGCCGGATTGCAGGGGATATCAGGTTGTAGTTAATATGGATGGAGCGGATATCGGGGAAGTTGTTAAACAAGCGTTGAATGCAGGGATTATTATCTTGCGAAAACGTATCAAGACAAAAGAGCAGGCGGAAGAACTAGCTAATGGTATTACGTTTGCTCAGATGGTTTCTGCAGCGCCGAAGGATTCGAACAGCATGGCCGCGAGTATGAACGTTGATGAGTTGGACCCAAACGTGGCAAAGGCGCTGTTGGAAAAACTTATGGCAAAGGTAACGGATTAGATAATAATAATCGTCTAGGCCATTCTAACCAGGCTGGGATTGAAAGGATGGATAACATGAAGCCTAAAAGGATAGTCAATTTAATGATATGCCCTAGATGTGGTAGATTAGATAATGTATCATTAGTAGCAGATACACGAGCAATATTTTGGTGTGCTTGTGGTGCAGTATTTAAAATGTGTATAGATGAAGAAAATAAATGTATTAAAGAATATGATTTCTATGGAAATGTAGATTAATAAATATCCAGCCTGGAAATGAGGTCAGGATCATCGTCGCTTCGTTCAATAATCAAACATAGGAGGAAAGAATGGATACTGTTAAAGTTCAACAGAATATTAAAGAATTGCTCGACAAGGCCTTTGATCTGCATCAGAAGGCATATAAGCTTGAAGCTGACGCGGCGAGCCTTAACAAAAGTCTCAACGATTATCAGCGGAAGATGATAGCGGTCGATAATGCTTATAAAAGTCTCATCGCTCAAGGCCTTTCAGACACCGATATCATCTTACTAATCGGTAACAAAGGCTGATATTCCGCTCCGTTCAATCATAACCAATTGTAATTTCGTAACCTCGTAACCTCGTTTCTTGCTACCCACCCCCGTGTTGCCCACCCATCCAATGACAGTCTGTAGGGGTGTTGGTTTAATAAGTTATATATATAGTATATATATAAGTATATATATATAGGAGATTAGAATCTAAGAACACTAAGACACTAAGCTAACATACCAATTGGATGGATGATAGCATGGGGGGTGGGAAGCGAGAAACGGGGAAGCAAGCTGACATTGTTGGATGATTGAATGGAGGGTTGGAAAGGTTTTGAATTATGCGTTGATAGTTATTGAAAGGTATGTTATGATGAGGTTATAAATCATAGGGATTATAAACAATCTATGTTCAATAATTAAACAAAGGAGGAATATTATGTGGATATACTTTGTTGAGCAGGTTTGGAATTACGAAGGATGGGAAGGTATAAAATCGTTAGGATGGGTGACAGATATGGTTATGAGAAACTTTTGGGAAGACAAATGTTATAACGGTTACCTGCCGAAAGATTATGAAAGTTATGAATGGATGGAAGAAGGGAATGATTTTGAGATTTTTTGATGATCCTTCATTCGATATATGAACAAAGCGTTGAACATAAGATCAAGACCGGAAGACTCTGAAATAATCCGAACCTATAACTATCAACAAGGATTGATATTCAATGGCGATTGATTTCCGAAAACTACTCAAGCCAGAGACTCAGCAAAAGATGGCAGATGCCGATGAGCATTACGCCCGTGATCTTTTCAAGTTTCGAAATCTGTCGGATAAGAATCTCGTGGCTACTGCCCGTTATTATCTTTCCCAAATGAAAGAGCCGTGGAAGTATGAGTTCTCCACTCCTACATACGATGCGGCATTCTATTACATTGTAGTACCTGAACTATTAAGGAGAATAGAAGATGGGCTCATTCGACTCGGTGATAACGAAGTGTCAGGTATGCTACCGAAGCATAGAGTTCCAAAGCAAAGCCGGTAACTGCAACGGAGATAAGTTTCATTTGTCATGGCAAAGAGTTCCAACAATCATTGCTATGGATCTTGATGGTTCAGGTGAAAAATGCCCTGATTGCGGTTGTATTAATTACATTCACGCCAATGGTATTCCAAAGAAAGTAGGAATGCATCATACATGGCGTCCAAAGGAGGATCAAATTGCAGAAGAAAAAGAAAACCAGGAATCAGAGGATTAAAGAACTCCAAGCAGCAATGCTGGAACGAGACAAACAGATTGTTGCCATGAAGCGAGTTCTCTGGGCTGTCGTTCATCAAGAGGGCGGTGAGTACACGATCAGACCGGACATCTTCGACAAATGCCACCTTGTCAATGGAGCATGGAACTCCGTTCTCAGTGAAGAAGATGGATCATTCACCATTACCGTCGATTATGACAACGATGTCATTGACAAAAATGGTGAGTTCACGAAAGCGGATGAGATCGGAGGACGAAATATCTGACGATGGTCTGATGATAAGATCTGACGATAGACTTTTGATGGTTAGATTGATATGCTGATGGTTGGAAGGATTTTGAAAGATTCAATTTATATGATTGGAAGTTATAAAAAGAACATTGAATCTTTCATTGTCTTATGTTATTATGATTTTATGATGATAGATGAAAGGAGGTGATGATATGTTCTATATATGGTTATTTTGGCAGTGTGATATGATAACAGAAGAAAAAATTATATAGATAAAGGAAGTTATATACATGAACAATTTGATAGACTATTGAAAGGATAAAGCTTGCAAACATTCCTACCATATCTAGAATTACATGATTAACTATGTTCAATAAACAAACGAAGGAGAAATTATGAAGATAAACAACCGTGATATCGGTCTTGAACAGCGAGGATGGTTACCTGATATCTTCTCGACCTTTCTCAGCCGGAAACATTCTTATCATCGCAGGATTGGTAAGATAAATTATGTTAAGGTTAAGAAGGAGGAGAAAGATGGCCATAAATCATGATAGATCTTTATAAGACTCATTGGATACATGATCCACCTGATAAATATACTTATATGTGCCACTATTGCATTAAGGTATCAGAATACTTCTTCAAAAGTCATGAACTTGAAATCTTCTATGACGAATCAACAAAGCTTATTAATAAATGCCCTTCATGTGGGAGGATAAGAAATGACAAAGCCGATTAGAACTTATGTCGATCCAATTCTCAACATAGAAGTCAAAGTTTATCCAATAAAGAAAAAAGAAACAAAATCAATAATAAAATGTAAGAAATATCCAGATTGTTCTGTTGATTATAATGAGAAGAATGAAAGATTTCTTCTTAGAAAGAGTATGAGTCTTAGAGCAAATGGAATAGGAGGATAAGATGAAAAGTTTTGCTGTTCTTTATAGAAATCCTGGTCATTGGGATATATATTCTGAGAAACAAAGACTTTATAGAATTAGAGGAGGACCAAGTCGTTATATTCTTATGGATGAAGTTAGATTGAAAAGAGAAAATATGGAATTTAAAACTCTTCAAGCATGTATGTCATTTATTTGTGATGAACTTATGTTTGAGCTGATTATTGCAGAAGATCAAAAGCCTATAATTATTGATAGTTGGAATATTTGAGATGGAAGGAATATGTTCATTTTGCAAAAAACCTTGTTTTGTAAATATAGTAGACTTTGGTATCGGCCAATATGAATACTGGGGAGCTTCTGGAGTAGACACTCAATTAGCTGTAGTATCAACATGTTGTGAAGCTCCAGTATTTGAAGAAGAAAATTCAGATAAATATATAACCGTTTCAGACGTATTAGATTATAACAGCTCATATAAATAAAGGAAATAACTATGACTCAATACTATCCATCTTTATCATCGCCTGTTCCTATCAAGAATCCTTTCCGCTGCCCTCCAGGAACAGAAATCATCATCGAAGATATTCATCCGGTCGATCCAAAGTCAACAAAGAAAAAATCTTATATAAATAAGAAAGGAATATTAGTAAACTCGTTCTTTCGTCGTCAAGAAGGTTATTCACCTAACAAAAACAGACAAACATGGGCAGATGTTAATATTAAGATTGATGGTATAATCTTACATTTCTCAGCAGTCAGATTCAGACGTTCAACAATGCCCATGTCAACGTTTTATAAATATCTTAAGGAAGGGAAGATATAACCTTCATTCATTAATCGAACGGAGAAACAATGCCAAAAACCTTCGTTGTAACATCTCGGCTTAATATTGAAGATATTGCTACTATAGCAGCCTTCATGAGTCAGAATAAAATTTATGTAAGAAGTCGCACAGATCCTGTCTCTTATGGAATAGACATGATAGCGGAGATTATAAGAGATAATCATCCTTCTCTGACTTTCTCTGTATCAGAAGCTATGAATTTTCTTGAAGATGTAGGTGTTAGCTGTGTTAAAGGAAATCGTGGAGCAAGAGAACTTGCTAAACAACTTCAATACAATGAATTATCACAATATGGAGATAATGTAGATGCTTATACAAGTAATCATGATTCTGCTAATCCTACCAAAGATGAAATTCTTTCAACAGAGGATAAAGAAATGATAGAAAGGAGAAGAAAAGAAGAGCTTGAGAAACAATTAGATAGTTTTAGAAACATAACTGGACTAGATATGGAGGAATAATGAAACAATGCTCTTTCATTAACGAAAATCATCAACGTTGCGATTATCCTGCAACGGTCTCTGTCATAAAATCATCAGAGACAAAGATCGAACGTTATAATCATCCTTCTAACAACGATGATTGGAATACTATTCAAGCATGCAAAGAATTGGAGTCTAACAACTTATGTTATTATCATGAAAAACTAACAAAGGGGCTTCTCTATGACTCAAAACACAGATCTCCAGGAAATGTTGCTCAAGCGAGAGAAGCTGAGAGAAAAGCTGAAAGACAAACAAGACAAAATCTTTAAAATTCACATGATCCTTACAAAAAACAAGCACGAACATATAACGATGCGGCAGAAGTTTTACTCTCTTGATCGTAAGATATTTGAACAGACAGTAGGAATAACTAAAATAAATTCTCATCATTATAAAAATATAGAGAAAGAAAATAAGAAAATCCTATCAGAATCTTTTATAGATTCTATGTCAAAAGAAATGCGTGAAAAGCTTATAAAACGATTACAGAATCGTATTGATACCTGTAAGATAGAAAAATATAATAAAGGACTGAAACAATAACCTTCATTCAATCATTGAACAAAGATATCAAAATAACCAAAAATCTCCATTGACATATTAATAACCTTGCTTTATATTACAACAATCATCAGGCACAAATTGTGTCTTATTTAAATCAATCTTCATAAAGGAGAAAAAAATGGCAGACAATCATGACAAGAATGATGTTGAAGAAGTTGTAACCGAAGAATTCGAAACAGTATTCGAAGGCACTCAGCCATCAGACGATCTTGCTTCATATCTCGAAGTAGAAGCAAAGGTTCCGGCGCAAAGCAAGATGGCAAAGGGCTACTTTAAATTCGGTAAGGATCTTCAGGAAGCCATCGAACTGTTCGGTGAAGAAGTTGTTTTTTCTAACTTCCGTGCTCAGGCAAAGATTAAACTTCAGGCTCTTATGCGTTCTTGGGTTGATAAAGGAAAAAGTGTTGCAGATCTTCTTGCACAATGGAAGCCTGGAGTTCAAATGGAACGCACTCCTGTCGATCCGTTGGTAGCTGCTGAAAATAAGTTTGACAATCTGTCGGCTGATGAACAGCAGGCTTTCTTGGAAAAACTTATTGCTCGTCAGCAAGGCTAACTAAAGTAATGGAGGAGATGTTGTATTGTCTCCTCCATTTAATTTATTTTATAAAGTCACCAAATAGCACATTTTTAAAAGATGAGATTTAAAATAAGTTAAGAAAAAATTCTTAGTATCATTTTGTACTGAAGATATTTAACTCCAAATAAGGAGATAAAAGTGCGATCAAACAGACGCTCAGGTATTATGCTAGCTTACCCTTTCGAGGAACGTCGTCTCTTCGAACCAAAGTTCGGATGGAAATTTCCAGTCATAGTCCAACCTAAGCTCGATGGTGAGAGAGCTCATCCGATTCCTAACATTCTTCCAGATATAGAATTAATCTCTTCTGAATGTAATCTTATTCAAAGCGTACCTCATATCAATCAGGCTTTTAAAGATCAGAAGATTGATAAAGAGCTTGATGGTGAGCTTTATGTTCATGGTATGGATTTTTCTGAAATTCATTCTATAGTAAGTCGAAAAAGTGCTAAGACTATCCATCCTCAAGCTCATAAAATGCAGTTTCATGTTTTTGACCTTGTATCATCTGATAATCAGGTTAAGCGTTTGACTGATATTCCAGAATTAGAACCTCCACTTTTTATTGTACCTTCTCATGTATGCACAAGTATGAAAGATATAATGCTTTGTTACGATATATTTCTTAGCGGTGGTTATGAGGGTATAATCATAAGGCATGCTTTTGCTTATTATGAAAGAAAACGATCACGCTTTATCATGAAGTTTAAACCAAAAAAGACTGACGATTATGAGATCAGAGATTGTATTCAAGCTATATCAAAAGATGGTGAAGATAAAGCAATGCTCGGTGCCTTTCTATGTGTCGGAGTTGATGGAACAGAGTTTAAGGTCGGAGCAGGCTCTCTCACACACGATCAACGCTATGATATATGGAACGAGCATTGCTTTAACAACAGTATCGTTGGAAAATTCTGCAGAGTTCAATATCAGAACATTACATCCAAGGGAGGTGTTCCGAGATTTGGACTTGCATTAGAAGTTATTGATTAACATCTACATTCAATTTTTGAACGAAGGGGTGGTGATAAGGTGCCTCGTGTATACATTCCTAACAAATCAGTTCATGATTTTTCAGCCGCAGAGCCTTTCGGAAGGTTAGTTTTTCTATCAGAAGGTAACATAAAAAAATATGCTACTAACATAATGTATCGTAGATTTTATGAAATTCTCCAACATTCAGGTCCTGATGATTATCTTCTCGTAACAGGTCTGACGTCGCTTAATCTTATCGCCTGTTATATTCTTACGAAGATGCATGGAAGGATTAATCTTCTTCTTTTTAAAGCAGCAAGAGGTGGAAGGAAAGAATATATAGAAAGGATATTAAAATGAAAGAATTTGACTGTAATATAAAGATAAGAAGATATTACATCGAAAGAAATATAACTGATATTAATTCTTTAAATTTAGAATTTGAATTTCTTGATGGACCACTCAAGGGAGTTTTAGATAATATAGAATTATATGATATTGAGCATAACATAGTCCAACTTTGGGAGAATTTAAATGAACCTTGAAGAAGAAAGAAAAGCAGAAATGACTCTTGTCATGATGCTTCATAAGCTTCCTTCAAGACAAGCAAGAAGACGTTTCTGTGAGAGCCTTGGAGTTGAATGGGAGGAATATCAGAGGCTGAAACAGAAATATTCGAAGCTTCTTTTTATCTATGATCAGAAGGAGAAAAATAAATGTACTACGACAAAACCCTAACCTATCCAGTCCCTATCAACGAAACATGGGATATTCAAGATGGCTCAAAGATAAAAGCCTACATGGCATGTCCTCGTAAATATTTCTACGAATATGTTCTTGGTTGGAGAAGTGTTCATCCTTCGAATCATCTTTTCTTCGGAAGTGCTTGGCACGAAGCTATGGCACATCTTTATCTTAACGATATGGCACCTAAAACAATCGTAGAAGCATTCAATGATCACTTTCTACCCTATTATCGGCAGTTTTGTGATCCTGGTGATGATGAACTTTATCATCCTAAAACTCCTGATCGAGCTTTTAAAGCTTTAGCATATTATGCGAGTGTTTATAAGAATGATCTTTATGATTCTGAAATTCTCGAATATAACGGACAGAAACTTGTTGAGATAGGAGGTAAGATAGATCTTGCTGACGGTTATACAGTTTCGTTTCGTCAGGATACTATTATGCGAAATGATAGAGGGATTTTTTCTCTTGAGCATAAAACAGGTTCTTCTTCTTATAACTGGAATGCTCAATGGTATCTTGCTCCTTCGACGGCAATATATACTCATGTTCTTTATTGCCTTTTTCCACCGGAGCAGATATCTGGAATAAAGTATAACGGAATATTCTTTAAACGGACGAAAGATGATCCCAAGAAAGATGAAAAAGATCCTTTTAGACATTTCGAAGTTTTAAGAGTTCCTATCTTTAAAAGCTCAGAAAACATGGGAACTATGGTATCGAATCTTATCTGGTGGCTTGACATGATTAAGTTTGATTTTAATAATCTTGCTGAAGCCAAAGATACAGATACTTATATGCCTTGTTTTGCACAGAATTGGGGAGCTTGTACAAACTGGGGAAGAGTATGTGAGTATCATGACTTCTGTTGTAATTGGAGGAATCCTTTGAGATACATCGATAAGCTTCCAATGGATATTAAGATTGAATTTTGGAATCCTTTAAACGAACCAGTTAAAGTAGAGGTGAATGTATGATCTTACCAAAACATGAAGAACTTCCGATAAGATTTCAGATATCAGCAATAGATTATAATGATAAAGGTCTTTTTATTGAGCTTAGAAGAGACAATAAGAGATTTGAATTTGGTATAGAAGGAATTAGAAAAAGTCATAGTATTAGAGAAAATCTAAGACCTATTGAATATTGTTTTCTCCAATCTGTTAGTAATGGAGTATATAAATATACTGAAAAAGAAAAAGGATTATTTCATTTCATGCATTCAGGAGAAGATGGAAATGCTTACGCTGTTATAGAGAAAGATGATGGACAGTTGATAGAATGTTTTGTAGGAAATGTAAGATTCTTAGATCGTATAACTTTAAAAAAGGAGGAAGAAAATGAGATTAACAAATGAAGAGCTTCAAACAGCTATTGATAATGCTTTAGCTAAAAAGATTGATTTTAGAGAATTACGTGAAGATGATTATAATCTAAATAATCATATAGAAAGTCTTTTAGCTGAACAAAGAAGTAGACTTTATGAACAACCTACGGAGGATGAAGATGCCTAGTCTCCTAACGATTAAAAAGCGAGCTGACTTTATCAAGAAAATGTACGATGAAGCTCCTACAACAAACTGCTTCAATACAATCGTACACGGTCCACTTAAGGTTGGCAAAACAACACTTCTTAAAACAGCCGTCAAACCTGTCCTAATCCATTCATTCGATCCTGGTGGATGGCAGGTTCTTCGTGATGAGATAGATCGTGGAGAAGTTCTTGTTGATACAAGATTCGAAGAGGATAATCCTTACAAACCAAGAGCTTATAAAATATGGAAAGATGAATTTGCAACGTTATGTCAAGAAGGTTTTTTTAATCATGTAGGAACATTCGCCATAGACTCAGTAACATCATGGCAGCAAGTTATTATGTATGACGTAATAGCAAAAGCGGCAGTAAAATTCCCTAAACGCCGTGTTGTAGGATCTCAACCATTCGAGGAAGATTGGCTACCACAGATGCAAGAGATTGAAAATAATATGAGACGTTTTCTTTCTCTTCCTTGCAACTGTGTGCTTCTCGGCCATTCAGAATATCAACTCGATCGTGAGAAAAACATCATAGGTGATTTAGGTCTTATGATAACTGGGAAACTTAGAACAAGAATCCCTGCGCTTTTCTCTGAGATATATCATCTTAGAATCAAGAATTTTAGAACAGGAGAGCGCGAACTTATAACTCAACCTGACTATCAATTAATGGCAGGTACAAGAATCGGATCAGGAGGTAAGCTTGAAAAAGTAGAGAAACCAGATTTTAAGCATATTATGAGAAAGGTAGGAATGAGTACAGAAGATAAACCGTTGTTTAAAGATTTAGAAACAGAATAATATCTAACAAAGGAGAAAAAAAATGAGTGACTACATGCTAGACTTCTCAAACGACGATCTCGAAGATGGACAGAGACTTCAAGCCGCTAGCGATGGTGAATATCGTCTGCGTTTGAAAGACTGGAAGATGGATGAGGATGGGAAGATTAAACTTACTTCTGCAAATGGTAAGCCTTATATCATGCCTATCTTTGAAATCATTAACTGTCCTGAAGAGGATTATACTAAGGATATCACTCACTATATCGGACTTCCTGATTCTGAAAGCATGACTGCTAAGCAGGTTAAGAATGCAAAAGCTATCGTTCGTGAATTCTGGGAAGCTCTTAGAGTTGATTATTCTCGTCCGATTGATCCTGAGGAATTGCTTGGATCTGAAGTTGACGCGCTTTTGAATGTGACAGATGATCCTCAATATGGTGAGAGGAATAATATCGTAAGGTTTATAGTTAGTCATTAATCATCTTTGTTCAATGAATAAACATAGGATAATAATTATGAAAACGTTACATAATTCAGACGTTTCTGGAGCTAGAAAGAACGTAAAGGATATTAAAGTAGTGGGAAATGGGGATATGTTTAGCCTTCTATGTAAAGCATCTAGCGAAAGTGAAGGATGGATGAAGAGTACAAAAGCTATGGCTGTTGTAGGAGGATGTATAGTTCAAGTAACAACACAACAGAGAAATAATGATGGCAGTTATGCAGTAGCAGAAGCATTAACATATGTACCAGGTGTTACTATTACAGATGATGATAATAATGGAAGAAAATTAATTCCAATAGGTTAACTTTATTCAATTATTAAACATAGGGTGGTGGCGGAATAGGTAGACGCTAAACGGTTGTAGACTGGGACGTTCTTAACAAGGATATGGCAAAGAAATCCCCGAGCATTAGTACAACTCTACATAGGAGTAGAGCAATGTAATTTAAAAGCTAATGTACTTGTTTTGGATACGCAACCTTAGGTTATCTTAAAATAGTACCAGTCATGCAGGGTGCAAATCCCTGCCCACCTTTATCTTGGTCATGTAGCTCAGCGGTTAGAGCAGTTGCCTTATAAGCGACAGGTCGAAGGTTCGAATCCTTCCATGACCACCAGAAGGAAAAGAAATGTCAGAACGTCCTCGCCTAACAATCGATCTTAAAGAATATCAGAAGAATTTCCTCGACAATCTTCCATATGGATGGAAGCAACAGCTTTTCTCAGCGCTTATCGATATGCTCATCGATATGACAAAGCGTTGTGGATCAGGAGCATTAGGAGCGATTGTTAGTAAGAGGATAAAACTTGAAGATTATTTTTTGGGAGAATGATTATGGAACATATAACTACTATATACAAAGAAGACGATTTAATTTATGTAGAAATTGATGATAGTGATATTTATGAAATAGATGAACAAAGTATAATAGATTTGATAAAAGAAGAAAGATAATGCAAACCTCCGACCTAAAACCTTCCATATTAGACCTTTCAGAAGAAGCTAAATATTCTCTCATCCGAGAGCTCAGAGCCCTTCGTCGAGAGCAAAAGCCTAAGAAGATTACTAAGAAAAAAGCTGCTAAGAAAAAAGCAAAGCAATCTCTTAAGCAACTTTCTATCGACGATATTCTTGCTACTATGGATAAGAAGCAAGCAACAGAGCTTCTTAAAAAACTACAAAAGAAAGGATAGTTTAAGATGGGAAATTTTCCTATACGCGTAGCCAATCTTGAGTTTAAAAATGCTTATCTTTATGAGATCGAAGTTGGGGATCGCTTTCGAAAGGATTATGGTGATGTAGCAGCCCTCGCACAGAACATAACCAAAGAAGGTCTTATCCAACCAGTTTCAGTTTGTAAAAATCCTGAAGGATCAGAGAAGCCTTATACCTTGGTAGCTGGAGGCAGAAGGTTTCGTGCTTTGACATTCTTAGATGAGAAGCTTAAACAAAAAGATCCTTCTTCAAACTTAGAAATAACAATCAGAGTATATCCTGAACTTACAGAACATCAACTTAGAGTCCTAGAATATTCTGAAAATATGTATCGGAAAGATCTAACATGGCAGGAAAAGATACAGCTCGAAAGACGTATTCATGAACTTCAGATATCTATCCATGGAAAGAAACACTCTACCAATCCAGATGCTCCTGGCTGGTCACAGGCTGACACTGCAGATCTTATGGGTAAGTCAAAAGGTAAGATATCTGAGGATCTAAAGCTTGCAAAAATGATGGAAGATCTTCCTCAGGTTGATTGGGGACAGTTTAAGACTCAGGCTGATGTTAAGAAAGCTATGAAAGGTGCTCATAAGGCTGCTAAGCAACTGACTGATGCTAAGAAAGCTGAGAGGGTTCTTAAAACTGGAGAAGATAGAAAGCGAGTTCTTGTCGATGCTTATAAGGTTGAAGATTTCTTCGTCGGAGTTAAAAAGATCGGCGATCATACTATGAATTTTTGTGAGATCGATCCGCCTTATTCTATTGAACTTGAAAAACAAAAGAAAGGATATAACTATACAGGATATAATGAGATCGATCCTGAGAAATATCCTGACTTTATGAAGAATGTCTTTCGAGAATGTTATAGGGTTCTTAAAGATAATTCTTGGATGATTGTCTGGTTTGGGCCTGATCCTTGGTTTGAATCTATGTATCAGTGGATAACCGAAGCTGGTTTTAAATGTTCGAGACTTCCTGGTCTTTGGGTTAAAGGTGTTGATGAAGCAAACGATGGATTCGTAGAAGGTGCCTATGGTCAGACAAATAATCCTGAATATTGTCTTGCTAATTCATATGAGTTTTTCTTTTATGCAAGAAAAGGCTCTCCGACCTTAAACAAACCTGGTCATAGTAATGTCTTCGGACATCGACCAGTTCCTCATTCACATAAGTATCATCCGACAGAAAGACCGAAAGAGCTTATTACAGATGTTCTTCAAACATTCGGTCATACGAATGATAGGATTCTTGTACCTTTTGCTGGATCAGGAAGGACGCTTTTAGAGGCAGCTAAGTTATCAATGATACCTATTGGATTTGATCTTACGAAAGAATATAGGGATGGATATATAATAAAAGTTCACAAGGAGATTTAAAATGAAAGTGATTATAGAAGAATCTGGATTATTGGTTATAACTCCTGAAACAGGTATTGAATGTTATGCTTTAAGACACTGGATAAAGGAAAATGTAGAAGAAGATGAGTTTGGCATACAAAAACCTAGGAATATAAGAATAGAAGCAAGTAGATTAAAGACAACATATCCAGATGAAGATTTATAACTTCATTTAATAATTGAACAAAGGAGATAATAATGATAGCAAAAGATAAATTAACTCAATGGAGACAGTTTTCAGCTATAGTAGAAAAACATATAAAAAATTATGTAGTGCCTCAATATGGAGACTTTCCTGATAAGACAATAAAAAAATATAATAATATAAAAATACAAGCTAAGTTAGAAGCATATGTAGATAGAATAGGTAAATCTTCTAGAGGTAGAGCTGATGGAGTCAGAGATGCAGTAAAAATAGCTCATTTTGCTATGTATTTATTTTCATTTTTGACTACAAATGATAGTCAAAGCGATTTATCTGATATTAAGGATTTTGAAAATGCTTGATGGGCCTCGTACCTTCATACGTCCTATTGGAAGACAAGACTCAAAGTTTGCTATCTTCGGTGAACAGCCTGGTCGTGAGGAAGTTAAACGTCGCCAGCTTTTCTGTGGTCCTGCTGGTAATGAGCTTGATCGTTGTCTTGATCTTGCTGACATACCAAGGGTTTTTTGTTATATATCTAATATTCTTAAGGACTTTGATGAATCACCTGATGAATATATTCAACTTTATCAGAATAATAAACTCCTCAGAAATCCTATAATTCATCCTAAAGGTAAATATTATCTCGAACTACTCAAACGTGAAGTATCAGATATCAAAGCGGATTGCATTATGGCTTTTGGTGGAATCGCTTTGTTTGCTCTCACAGGAAGAACTGGGATCACAAATTATCGTGGTTCCATTCTTCCTTGTGAGATAGATGGAGTTTCTTTTGATAAGAAAATTGTTCCAGCTTTTCATCCAGCTACTGTTATAAAGCCTAAGAATCAATTTCTTAATCGTAAGCTTATTGTTCATGATATGGAAAGAATGAGGAATATTGTTGAAGGACTTTATATTCCCACCGAACGAAGTGTTTTTATAAAACCGTCTTTTTCACAAGCTCTTGACTTTCTCATATATTGTTATAACGAAGGAATGAAAGGTGAACGGATATCTTATGACATTGAAGTTTTTATGGGTAGGGCACATAAACAGGTATCGTGCATCAGCTTTGCTGTTAATGGTCAGGGAATGTCAATACCTTTCGCTGATCACAGAGGAGATTATTATACTATCGACGATGAATTAAAGTTATGGCTTTGGATAGCTAATATTCTTCAAAGTCCTGATATAAGAAAATGTGGTCAGAACCTTGTTTTCGATGCTCATTTTCTTCTTCGTCGTTATGGGATATCCATGACAAATGCTGATGATACTATGATAGCTCAGAAAACTATTATGCCTGATTATCCTGTTGGTCTTGATTTTCTAACATCATGGTGGACAGATCAACCTTATTATAAGCGTGATGGAAAAGACTTCTTAACATATGGAGGAGCATACGAAACATTCTGGCATTATAATTGTCTTGATTCTCTTATGTGTGATGAGATATTTCCGAAGCAGGAAGAAATGATAAGAAATCAAAATAATCAAGAAGCATATGAACGACAAAGACTTATGATAGAACCTTGTTGTTATATGATGGAGAGGGGACTTCTTGTTGATGTTAATAAGATGGATAAGAAAGCAAGAGATATTCAGGATGAAATAGATAAGACAACAAGAGATCTTCTTGATATTATCGGTCCTGAATATAATGAAAAGTTTGCAGGTTCTTCTGTTCAAATGCTTAAGTATTTTAAAGATGAAAAAAAGTTTACTCCATATAAAACTCATCGTGGAGGAGGAAGATGTTCTCCTACATTCGATGATATAGCTATGAAACGTATGGCAAGAAAGGGATTTAGAGATGAAGCTACTCTCATACTTAAAAAACGTCGTCTCACAAAGCAACATTCAACATATCTTGATGTCAAAAAGATCGACTCTGATAACAGATATCGTTGTCTTTACAAACCATCTGGCACAAGGTATTCTCGTCTTTCATCAGCTGAAAACATATTTGGAACAGGAGGAAACAATCAGAATTGGCCCGCTGAGCTTCAAGAATTCCTACTTGCAGACGAAGGATATGCCTATGGGGCCTTTGATCTTGATCAAGCTGAAAACAGAATTGTCGCATATGTTGGTGAGATCCTTAATATGATTGAGGTCTTTGAGACTGGAACAGATGTACATGAAAAGACAGCTTTGTTTATTGTTGAGACTTTTTATCCACAGCAAGTAGATCCTTTTGATGATAAGTATATAGAAGATTTTTTAAAGCATTTTAACGTTAAAGAGCTTGCTCCTATGGGTGATGGAACTCATACTTGGCGAGACTGGGGAAAGAAAGCTAACCATGGATTCAACTATGATTGGGGATCAGATGCTTTTGCTCTCAAAAATGAAATACCTAACGCTGATGGTAAGAAAATATATAACGCTTATCATACTTTATATCCTGGTGTTAAGCGGGGCTTTCATGCTTATGTCCGCCGCTGTCTTAGGATCAACAGGACACTGGTTAATCTCTTGGGCAGAAGAACGGTTTTCCTTAATAGATTAGATGATAATACTTTCAAGGAAGCTTTCTCGTGCATACCTCAGGGAAGTGTCGGAGATATAATTAATGAGCGAGGAATAGAATATATCTATTATAATCAAGACTTATTCAGATCCATAGAGATCTTACGACAAGTCCATGATGAGATTGGATTTCAGAATCCACTTGAGATTGGTTGGCTAGCTTGGGCAAAGCAACTTAATCTTATTAAAGCGAGTCTTGAGATTCCTCTTGTCACTCATTATGGTAGGGAGTTTGTTGTGCCTGCTTCTTTTACTTTAGGTAAATGTATGAATAAAAGAGTCGGCTTTGATATTGAGTCGAAAGATTGGCCAGAGGAAGAAGATAAGCTTGCAAAGGTTCTTGAGTTAGGTTGGGAATGGCTTAGAACAGAATTTAATACAAAAGAAGATAAAAAGAAAGCTCATAAGGAGATTATGAGTTATGGGAAATAAACCTGATTTAATTATAATAGACGATGTATTAGAATATGAAAATTTAACAGAAGAAGAAAGAAAAGAAAAAAGAGAAAAATTAAAAATTTGGTATGAAGAAATGTTTGGTGATGAGGAGAACTAATGCCGGATCGTAATCTTTCTGATTGGTTCGACTCATATAAATACTATTGTCATGATAGCGAACCTCCAACAAAGTATCATGAATGGTGTGCTATATCCACGATAGCAGCTGCACTTCAAAGAAAGTGTAAACTTGTCTGGGGATCTCTAACACATTATCCAAACTTCTTCATAGCAATAACTGGTCCTGCTGGAGATGCAAGAAAAGGAACAGCTATGGCTTTTGCTAGGGAATTTGTAGACGAACTGAATGTACCAATCGCAGCTGATGCAAATTCTCCACAAGCTCTTATAAAACGTCTTATGGAGAGCGAGGATACTGAGATTGGAGAAGAAACAGAAGATAACTATATATCAACCCACTCATCTTTGACATGTTTCTCGCCTGAGCTAACCGTTTTTCTTGGTTATCAGAACAAAGAATTCATGTCAATCTTATGCGACTTTTATGATTGCAGACCACGTTTTATCTATGAAACTATCGGTAGAGGCACAGAAGAAATTATTGGAGTATTTCTTAACCTCATCGGAGCGACGACGCCAGATCTTATACAAATGGCTATGCCAACAGAAATTGTCGGATCTGGTTTGTCAAGTCGTATCATCTTCGTTTACGAGCCGATGATCAGAGCAAGAGTTCCATGCCCATTTTTCACTCATACTGAGGAAGGGAGAGATCTTAAAAGAAAACTCACAGAAGATCTTCATCAAATAAAGGCACTTTCCGGCAGATTCAAAGTTTCGAAAAATTATGTAGCTGCTTGGACTGAATTTTATATGACTATGCCTATAGACCCACCTTTCGATCCGAGAAATTTTAAGCATTACTGGTCACGAAGACCAGGGCATATAACAAAGCTTTCTATGATTTTCTCAGCATCGAGATCGAATGAGATGATTATAAGAGTCAGAGACTTAGAAAGAGCAATTGCTTTTTTATCTGAGACAGAAAGAAATATGCCGAATGTTTTCGCTGGTATGGGTAGATCGAATAAATCTGATATTGTTTCTGCAATTATGAGATTTATCGCTTTAAAAGAGCAGATAAAAATGCAAGATCTGATGGCTGAGTTTGTTAGAGACGTTGATGATTATGAAATGGAGAGGATTATAAAGACTTTGCGAACGATGAAATATATAACGATTGTTGAGAAGGTGGGTAACACAATCTTAGTCCATAACAAGCCGATGAAAAATGAAAAATCTTAAACAAGTAACAGAAATTCTTCATACTATCTTCTGTCGTAAGAAACATGAAGATAATATTCTTATTTATGAAACATCAGATAAGTGTTGTTATTATCTTGAACAGACAATAGAAGATACTTGGGATCAACGCGATCATAAGGAATGGATAGAGCAAGCTCGATTCTTTGTTCAATTATCGAACGAAGGTGGGATTGATGCACTTGATAAGATTGTGACTATATATCGTTGTGCAGAGGAATTAAGGAATATTAATTCGCTTTATATAAGATATGTTGAAGTTCTTTTAAACATTAAAAAGGAGGAAAAGAAATGAAATTGAATAGGATAATTATTGAAGCAATTACTTTACCAGATGCTTGGTTTCAACTAATACATACATTAGTAAATAAAGGAAGAAAGTTTAAAATAGATAAAGGTTCTTATGCTGGACAACATAGAATTGAGTTTGATTGGATAGATGTACATATTTTAAAACCTTGGCTTAGAACAGTTGATAATCTTCCTTTATTACCTGAGATGCCAGAAAGTTGTACTATTCCTCCCCCAGTAGAAAAACAATATCTAATTGATTATATTCCATATCTTTTAACAGCTGATAAGAAATCAAATGAAGCTTATACTTATGGATCTAGGTTATGTAATACATGGAGTGGAGAGTTAGAAAATGCAGGTTTTAATCAAATAACAGAAATAATTGAAACATATAAAAGAAACGGTCATAGAAATAATCAAATGGTTCTACAAATAGCTCAACCAAATGATCTTTCTCTTAATGATCCTCCTTGTCTAAGACATATTGATACAAGAATTCAAGATAATAAACTACATTTTTTTCCTTATTTTAGATCTTGGGATCTATGGGGAGGTTTTCCAGCAAACCTTGCTGCAATATCGGTACTTCAAGAATATATGGCATCTGAAATAAATATTGAACAAGGAGAAATGATTTGTACTAGTAAAGGACTTCATATATATGGTTATGTAGAAGAATTAGCTAAAATAAGAATAGGAGAGAAAGAATGAAAAAACTACTAATCATATCATCTCTAATAATCTTATCATCATGCACAGCAACAACAGGAAAATGGGTACGTTCTAACCTTTATGTCCAACAACCTATAATAGAGAAAGGAGAAATAAAAGACTGGAAGTATTATCCATTAGAGATAAACACAGAAACGAAACTTTTAAGACCTACTTTAAAGGAGGAAGAAAATGACAACTGAAATTAGAAAAGAAATTAAAAACATTCTTCCAACTCAACGTGCTCAACATGATAGAATTAAAGATGCACTTGTTATGATTTGTGATGAGATTGATACAATTAAAAGTATTATTATGAATGATAGTGTTCCTACAGATGATAAAGATGATAACTTAGGCAAACTAAAAGGAGCAACAGATAGACTTTCTAAACTTCAAGAAGAAGTGAAAGGGAAGAAGAAATGAACCGCTGGAATCAATATTTCTATGATATAGCAAACACTGTCGCATCCAACTCTCAATGTCTTTCTCGTAAAATCGGAGCGATTCTTGTCAGAGATAAATCTATTATAGCAACGGGATATAACGGACCTGCAAGAGGAATACAAAGATGTGATACAAGAACAATAAAAAGAAACGGAGAAATAGTATACACAAATATGGACGACGGAAAGTGTCCACGTTATACTCTAGGTTATAAATCAGGAGAAGGTCTTGATATTTGTATAGCAGCACACGCTGAGGTAAATTGTATAGCTAATGCAGCGAGGCATGGAGTTATATGTAAAGATGCTATAATGTATATGACTTGTGAAGTTCCTTGTAAAAACTGTATGGCTATTATTATAAATGCTGGAATTACAGATCTTGTTGTGACAAAGATAAAATTCTACGATGATATGACAAAGGATATGGTTAATAAATCTCATATAGGTTTGAGAGATTTTGAAGATAATTTTTATTTAAGATGGAAGGAGAAGGGAAGATAATGAGACAAGGAAAGTTTTATATATCATTAGATTCATTTAGGAGGTTGATATGCATAAAAGGTAAATTTTATATACCCAGAGATTTAATATCTAGACGATGGTAATATTATACCAACTTATAATATAACTATTAATGATTTAGCAGATGACATAATTATAACAGTAAAGAGGATTGATTAATGCCAAAATATCTTATCTATGACACAGAAACATCTGGCTTTTATAAGAAAGGAATTGAAACAAAACCTGCTAAAGAACAACCTTGGATTGTTCAGATGGGAATGATTCTTACAAATGGAGAGAAGGATTTTAATCGACTGGCTATTAATATTAAAGCAGAAGGGAGATCTATAGATCCTGGAGCAGAAAAAGTTCATGGAATATCTGTTAAAGACGCTGAGTTTGGACTTAAAGAACTTCAAGCGTTAGAAATCTTTCTAACAATGTTTTATAATGCAGATATTATAGTTTGTCATAACGTTGCTTTTGATCTTCCTATGACAAGACTCGCTCTTGTAAGAAATGGTCTTGAGCTTCCTGCTCAGCATCTTAAAAATAAAGAAGCGATCTGCACAATGAAGTCAACCACAAACTATTGTGCCCTTCCTAACAAATGGCTTAACTCTTTCAAATGGCCAAAGCTAGAAGAACTTCATCAGAAGCTTTTTGGATTCAAGCCCCTTGCTGAAGAACTTCATGATGCTTTGGCTGATTGTACTTATACGAAGAAATGTTTTTTTGAACTTTTAGCAAGAGAAATTATATAATCCTATCGGGAGGACCTGCTTCCCCTGCCTGTCCTCCCTCTTCCACTCTTCGGTGTTTCTATATATCTTCCAAGAATAATATCTGCCAACGATCCTTCTCTTTCATAAGCACGATAAGATTTCGAAAACTGATTTGTCCCAGGAATCCCCATAAGCTTACCAACTTCCTTATATCCTATCTCACCTTTCTCAGCTTCAGAATAAAGATCCCAAAGAGTATTAACAAGAGGACCACCAAACTGCGAACCATATTTAATAGTCCCACCATAGATTGGTATATACTCGAGAAGCTCTTTCGAAGCAGCCATGATGGCTTTGGAATTATCATCTGTTTCATCTTTTATTCTTTCATATTCTCTTATCGGTGTGGCAACAGGAGATTTAATATTTAAGAAATCTTCATAAGCAGAATTAATAAGAGCTGTCGCCATAACAAATTTCATAACATTAGCAACTGTCTCTGGATTAGAACGATCTGCTTTACCTATTCCAAGAACATCTCTTGTTAACCATCCCCAGTGATTGATTACAAAGGTCTGAAGACCAGTGACTGTCTGACCAAGAATATGTCGTTGAATAGGAGCACGATTTGTCTTAGCAGCTGATGCTTGAGTTTTATCTACGATGCTATCTGCATACTTAACAGGATCTTCCATTTTAAGAGCTTTCGCTCTAGCTTCAGCTCCAAGCCATGTAGCAGTTGCAGATAGCTGATCAAGAACTGTAAGAGGAGTCAAAGCAGCATTTGCAATTTTTCTTTGTGCTTTTAATAGTTTTCCAGATCCTTCCATAGCTTCATATATAGCAACATCAGGAGAGCGAGTTATAAGAGTATTAGAAGTCTCATAAGCTCGCTTCCATTCTTTAGGATCAAGACTCTTAACAAGTCCAGTCACAATATGATGATTAAGTTCAACGAAAGAACCAAGAAGCGCTGTAGGCTGAATCAATGCAGATCGAACTGTGCCTGATAAGATTCCCATGATAACATTATTATTAAGAATTCTAAGCGCTCTGATAGTTTGAGGATTAGCTATGTTAAAAATATGAGGTTTACCAGTCTGAGTACCTCTCCATTCCATTAAGAAGTTATAAAGATTAGGTGCATTCTTCTGAAGTCCATAACGTTCTCCAAGAAGTTCATGAAGTTGTGCAAGAGGTTCTGCTTTATGAATAGTATCAAGAGCAGCCTTAGAATATTTTTCATAGATTGTAAAAGGATTAAGTTCAAGCTTTCTTGGTATATCTCCTCCACGATATTTAGCAAAACGGAAAGAAGGTCCGATCTGTTTATTATGAAGCTTACTCTGCATCGTCTGCCAGTTTTCAGTCATGCCTATTCCATGCTCTTCCTTAAGCCAGTTCATATCGTTTATCCAAGTAAAATAATTATCAACTGCAGGAAAACGAGATTCACCAGCTGCTTCTCTGGCATTATTAACTCTATCATAATATTCTTTAAACTCAGATCTTAACGTTTCATAAGCATTCATTTCAGCAGGAGTAAGCTTAGGCATATCAGTATAACCCATTCTTTCAAGAATAGCTTCTCCACCTTCTTGCTTAGCAAGAGCATATATACCGATTCGCTTCTGAGATTTTCCAGAAAGATTTGTCCGAAGAGCTTTCGAAAGTTTCTGCTTTTGTTTAAACTCTTTCAAAGCATCTGCGTCTGCTTTCTTAATTTTATCATAGAAAATATTCTCAATCTTCGGACCGTTAACATCTGTTATTCTTGCAAAGGTTTTATCTCCTGTTTCGATTGACCAGTTCTCATTCCAAAATCTTCCTTTAATATCTTTTGCTGTAGCAATAGCATTTGCCATAGCTCTGGTAACAGCAGGAGCAAACCTATCTCCTTGTTTTTTTCGTCTTGGAAGTAACTCATTAGGATCATCACCTTTTTGAAAGAACTTTGACTCACCTTTGTTCGATATTTGAACGGAGGATTTATGGAGAATCTCTTTGATCTGAGATTCAGATATTCCTTTAGCTCTCAATGCTTTTGAGATATCGTTGGAAGAATAACCTTTGATATTAAGAAGATCTCGAATTTTATCAGCTTCTTTTAGTGAGATTCTTATTTCACCTTTTTCGTTTTTTAATATTTTTATAATCTTATCTTTTGCTTCCTTAAAATTAATAGTAACAGATCCTCTCTCATTATTAATAATATCGAAAAGATCCATCGAAGATTCAAGCTCAACCTCACCAAGACCTTCTTCTTTAAGTTGCTGTTCATATTCCTGACGAAGTCTCTCTTCGAAAGCTTTTCTATCCTTAGCAGAACGTCTAACTCTCCAGCCGCCTGAAGAAGGATCTTTAACAAGCTTACCTCCAAGACCAAGCTCCTCAAGATACATCTGAGCAATATCTTTATTCTTTATAACCTTTCCTTTACTATTTTTAATAACAGTCTCACCTGTGAGAAAGTCTGTTTGAGCCTGAAAATTAGACTTATAAACAGGCCTCTCAGGAACCTCCCATCCGCCTGCTTCTCTACCAGTCTCAGGATCGACTCGTTCTATGTTTTCAGGAAGCTTATCAGATACTTCTATATCATCAACTTTTTTCTTCTCACCTTCATACCATTTCTTAAAAGTCTTAACAAGACCTGGTTTGTCAAGTTCACCTGTTTCGAGAAGTTGTTTAGCAATACCACTCATGCGCTTAGGTGCTTTAGGATCTTTATAAATAGCTTCAAGCTCAGTTTCAACCCAGTCAGGAAAACGATCAAGATCAATAGTGGTCTTTCCTTTGTTTGTTTTTTGAACAAAGGATTCAGGTTTTTCTCTTATAATAATATCATCAGATTTAATTAGAGCTTCTTCAATCTTAGGACCATTCTCTGCTTTTTTTGTCAGAGCATCGTTAAGTCTTTTATCTAATTCTTCATTAGAAGGTTTAAATCTATTGACAGTTTCAGTAAGTTTACTTTGAATTTCTTCTGGTTTCAATGAATCAGTAGTAAAAGTTGCACCTTTTGCTTTACCTTCTGTTGCAGTCCAATAATACATAGGACCACGATTTAACATAGATAAATCTTGCTCTCCATTAAACATAACACTATGTCCAGGATTATCTACATTAAACTTATCTATTGTTTCTTCAGGAGTTAAGATTTCTTCTTTAACATTAGTAACTTTAACATCTTCCTTTGATAATTCTCGTTTTGGTAATTCATAAGGCTTTAAGCCAAGTTCTTTTCTAATCCTATTAACATTATCAAGTGCTGAAATAGAAGACTGAGGTTGAATCTTTTTCATCATCTCAATCTTCTTATTAATATCAGTACGAGCTTCAAGATTAGTCTGAGCTACAGACTTTTCTCCAGAAATAGTCTTACGAGGTTCTTCAATAATATATTCAGAAGGTTCTTCAACTCTTCCTGATTCTTTATATCCTTTCTCTCCCATAACAGCTTCTATCTCAGCCTGTCGATCAGCTGCTGTTTCAGGCATGACTCTTCTAATATAAGCCTGTCGACTCTGAGGTGTAGCAAGATCTTCAGCTGTTGGCTTATCTATATTCTGATTTTTAAAAATCTTATCCAACTCAGAAGTAATATCAGTATTTATATCCCCTTTACCTTCTTTATAATCTTTAACCTTATTTGCAATCCTCTTACTTGCTCCAAAAGCACGATTGCCAATAGAATGAACTCCTTTAAACATTCCAAGTTCAGAGATAAACTGAGCTAACATATGCGTTCTTGGATTATCTTCTTTAGTAACACCTACAAGATATGGAAGAGCATCTGCGACAGTGTTAAAATATTCAAAACCTTTTTCTATTGTTCTATTAACTGCTTTTCCCTCAGAAGTTTTTATATCATATTGAGGAATAAAAGATCCCACTTTCTCTTTAACTTTTTCAGCTTCTGCTCTTATCTCTTCAGGAGTTTTCTTTTCGTATCCTTCTGAGCCAGGAGTCTTACTATCTATAAAAGCATTTCCAAGAGTTTGAGCTCCAGTATAACCTAAGCCAGCAAGCCACGAAGGAAGATAACTCACAGAACCTGCTACAAAATTTGTACCTATTTTTCCAATGTCTATAGCTGTCTTAGCACCTTCAAGCGGTACGAAAAGATTTCTTGTTAAAGACTTAGCAGCATCTAAATCTAAAGATTTTCTCTCAGCAGATTTAGTAGTCATTGCTTTGTCTAGCCAATTAAAAACAGGATTATTATCAGAAGTCTTATTATCTTGTTTAACAATATCTTCTAATATTCCCATATTATTCCTCAGAAGTCTGATTCTTAATTAATTCAAGAACTTGATTAATCTGCATATTATTTTTTGTAGCATATTCTCTAACAAGCTTAGGAGTCATCTGAACTCCATTAACTATAGGAAGAAGAATATACTCTGAATCTTTACCATCAGATAAAACCATAGTGTTAAAATTAGCTTCCTCAGCTAAAGTATTAAAAGCATTAACATCTCCAAGAGTCATGCTTTTAGGATTGATTGCTACAGCATCTTTGAGAAGCTTACGTTTCTCTTCAATTGTTGGACCAGTTCCTTCAGGTTTATATTTATTAGCAAGAGCTGGAATTGTTGAAGGAGCTGCTTGAACAGCTGTTCCGAGATTTTCAGTAAAAAGTTTATTAGGATCTGTTACACCACTAAGAGCTTGAATAGCAGTATTAGTTCTACTTTTAATATCTGCTTCTACTCCAGTATTTCTCGCTGTCTCATAAGCTTGATGGGCTTGCTGAGTTTTTAAAGCAACATCAAAAGGTGTTAAAGTACGATCCCTATTAGCAGAAGCTATACTCGCTGTAGCAGCTGCGTTTCTTTGAGAAGTCAAAGCATTGAGAGCTTCTTTCTCAATCGGCAAAAGTTGATCTATTTTATTCTTCTCAGCAAGAACTTTAATCATATTATCTTGCTCAGCAAGTGGAATTTTAAAAGAAGCAAATCCTCCATTTCCATCAGGAAGATTAAAAGTCTCTGTCCGATTCTGAGCAGCATAATTTGCAAAAGCAGGGACATCCTCAAGCATAACTGGATATTCAACATCACCTACCTTACCAGTAATAATTTGTTTTCCAACAGCATTATTTCTGGCATCAGCAAGTGCTTTAGCCACTGTGCCAAGTGTTGCAGATTCTGCTAAACGATTATTCTGAATTCTACTGATCTCTTCAGGAGACAATCCAAAAAGATTAGCCATATTACCTCCCATTTACCACAAAAGAAGATAAGACTCCATATTGATCGTTTGCTGATTTATCTGATAAAACAGGAGTCTGTGTTGGATTATTTAGATCTTTTAAATCTGTAGAAGTATTAACAGTATATCCGCCATTAGGATTTGCTTTAATAGTTATATTATTTCCTCCAGGCTTTCCAGTTTCAGTCAATCCTTGAATAAGCCTTTCAAGCATGCTAAGTTTATTATTACCACTAGCCGCTTCCTCAGCAGCAATAGCACTCTTTCCAAATGTAGTTCCAACTCCTGCAAAAGGATTATTAGGAGCTAACTTAGATCCTATAGTATCAGCCATAATAGCAAACTGATTTGGATTTCTATTAATCCAATTTCCTAATGCTCCAGCAGCACTTGATAACCAATTAGTTCCATAATTTCCACCTGATGAATAGTTAGGAGTATTCAAAGGTGTGTTAAAAATAACCTCTCCGGCCATAATAATATCCTTTGTTCAATAAATGAATTAAGATAAAAGTCCTCCAGCTAATCCAACAATACCACCTACAGCTGCTCCAACTGCAGTTCCTATTCCAGGAACAGCAGATCCAACCATAGTCCCAGCCGCTGCCCCAGATAAAGCTCCTCCTAAAGCTGATGAAATCTTACTAGCCTTTGACATACTATTAGTAACTGTTCCACCACCAATTGATCCTAACATATTAGCTCCATACTGATATGCCTCAAGATCCCATTTTGCATCTTGTTCATCTAGAAGAAGATTAACATCAGACTGTTCTTTCTTAGCAACAATCTGCATACGACGAACTTCAATAAGATAATGAGCCACAGCTTGAGAGAATTGAATCTTCTGAATCATATACTGAAGAATATCATGATTCATCTCAGTAATATTTCTTCGACGATCTGTTTCAAGTTGCAAATTAAAAGAATTTTCTGCAATAGCAGACTTAGCCATAAGCTCATCTTTGAGTAAGTATGCTTTTGTTCTAAGATCACCTTGATATTTAGCTACATCCCTACTTCCAGAAGCTTCTATATAAGCCTGTCCTAAAACAAATGAAGATGTCTGAACAGCATTAATATCTCTCATTCCAGCTTTAAATCTAGGAAGAATATCATTCTCAATATGATCATCTTGTACAGACTCAAAAGCATCAACATCAGCAGATATTTCATCTGCAGCAGCAGGACTTGGATCAACCCATGTAGGAGTTTCAGCTAAGGCATCAAAACGAGTTATAGCATTAGTAATAGCATTAGCAAAATCAGTAGTAGCTTCCATATCATCAACAGCCGTTTCAAAATTACAAGCAGCTGATAACATATAAGTTACTGCAGAATCTGGATTATAAGCAGTCGCTGTAGCAAAAGGGCTCGCTCCAGATGTTGTATTAGCTATAAGTGTAGACATCCTATCAAGCCAGTATTGATGCCTATGCTTCATATAATCTGGATAGTCTATCTCACCAGAAGAACTTCCACCACCTGATCCGCCCATAATAATTTCCTATGTTCAAATATTGAATGAAGGTTATATCTCAATCTCACAAACTGAACTTGATATAAAACCAAAGTGCCTTGTTATAGCTATTAACCTCTTATCTGAAGTATAAAAAATAATCTTACTGCATCCAATACTTTTTCCATATTTTGAGAAACCATCAAAGGAATCTGCCCATTCTTCAGCACTTGAACTTTTTGTATATACGCTATATATAAGTAGATTTTTTTCTTGTAAAAATTGATCTATCATAATAGACGTAATTATAACACCCTTTATTTTTTCATTATTTATATATAACCAACAAGTTAAACTCCCTAAAAGAAGAGCTTTTAAAATTGAATTAAGTTTTTCTGGTGTATCAAGCTTTTCTTTTGTCAAAGTCTTTTTTAATGACTCAGCAATAACTGGCCAATACTTATTAAGATCTTTTGAAATAAGCTTAACTAACATCTATCCTCCCACGAATCGACCTTTTATCTGTTGTATTTATTCTAATATTCATATAATCAATTTGTAGATTAGTTCTTGTTGGACAAACTAATTTTATTTTAAATTCATCTCCGGTAACTTTTGGATAAAAAACTCCATTTGGATTTATTAATCTATTTGTTGTATTAGAGAAAGAACCTGCTATATTAGATTTCCAGCTAACACTTCCATGAATATCAGATGCAGAAAGATAATCACTATCTTCATCTTCTAGCTCATCAGTTAATTCATCTAATATATAATCACTACTATAGCTAATTCCAACTTCTATTGCAACAATAGTTTTCAAACCACGTAATCCAAAATCAAGACGCTCTGATTCAAGATAAAATCCACTTGCTCCTACAGATTCTACAACTCCATACACATTCCCTTCATGATGAAAAACAGATGTTATAAGTTGATGAATTTCACTTAATCCATAATCTGTTAGAAGATATGTTTTCAATCCATCACTTATATAATATTCATTTTGAGATTTATCAACAGATACTATAATATTATCCAAAGTTAGATTTTCTATGTGATGACTGTAATCAAGAAGTTCTGGTTTCTTACCATCCTTCCAACGCCATATTCTATAAAGATTATCTACAAACACATGCTCAGAATCAGAGCCCGCTATTGCTTTGATAGAAGGTATTCCAACTTCTAACGCTGTAAAGAAACCAAACTTAACTTCCTCAGGCTTCATTAAAACAACACTGTTATCTCCATAAACTGCAATTCCATCTCCAAGTCTTAAAACCTTATGAATATCTCCAGAAGCATCTCCTAAAATCTTAAAT